TAACGCTCAGCTTTTGACTCTTGAGCGTCATCCTCCATAGCTTGCTCCCACCACTTCTTCTCATAGGACTCGCCCATGTTAAGAGACTTCTCAATGGCGTTGTCACGAAAGAAAGGCCGACCTTTAAGCGCACGTACTTGAGAGCGTGATAGTTTATGACGCTCAACGATATACTCAGCCTCATCCATATTAGCTGCGTCAGGGTCAGGGTAGAAGTTCCAAAGAGAAACATGGCTAGTAGAAGGCACAGTTTTGATTGTAGGTTGGTACTCACCCTCATCATTCCAACTAGGATACTCTTTGTTGACCGCAAACGGTCCCTTCATAATACCTGTACCAAACAAAGCCAACTCAAAAGAACTAAGGCGTAGCTGTTTGTTAGCACCTGACTCTTCTAGTTGATCATGAATTTTCTTCTGCATCTTCTTAGCTGCAACCAAAGCAGGACTAAAGTTAATGCTACTAGGTAGAGAGCCTACACCTTCTACAAGTTTATCTTCTACAGGCTCAAGCTTCTTAGCTAAGCCACCAAGACGGGCCTTAATAGACTCCATAGTGTCACCGGGTTCAAGCGCAGTGTCAGGCCCAAACATAGTGCCAAAGGCGTCTTTTAATGCATCACCAGCTTCTTCTGCTTTGGGATTGACATCAAAGTGTACCGTGTCTGCTACACCTTCAGGCAACGTAGTAGGGTCAATAGCTAAAGGGAACTTCTGACTGCCAAATAGTACTTCTACAATCTGACCGTAGGCAGCTAGAGTTTTAGTCTTAGTAACTTTTACAAATACTCTTGACTTCTCTGCTTCTGTGAATTGTACTTCACTATTGTAGATACCTCTATAGTTACGGTAAGCACTCATCCAACGTAATTCGTCTGTATAGCGTGAGTCTTCTGCTTTCTTGTACTTGCTCATAACCAAGTCAATAATGTGACCCGCTTTAGGATCAGTCATGCTTTCTGTAGACACATCTTTAATGTGTGCTGACTCAGCAGACTCTAAGTTTGATTCAAAGTCAGTTGTGAAATCTTCAGGGTCCATACTTAATATCCAAATGTAGGATCAGCAACTTGAAAGCCGCTTCTCTGTGTTGCAGGATTAAAGTCCCATAAGGAACTTCTTGGTCTAGTCATTATACCATAGCGTATTGCATCGTACAAGTGATCTTCTGCATTAGTATCAACGTCTTCTGGGTTTCGTTTATCTAAAGGAAGACTTGGTAGTTGTGCTATGCAGTTGGTGCAGGTGGAAAAGAATACGAGTTGGGGTTCCTCAGTAAACTCCTCCACCTGCAAACGGCGGTGTATCTCATTTTTACCTGAAACCCTAGAACCTTTAGAGCGATCTGAAGGTCTCCAGCGACAGCCCTTCATAATCATTTGCTCTGCCAAACTAGGTCCAGTGTCACCTCTTTTATGCCAGAGGGACGAGTCCAACACGCCGTATCTCATAGTGCCATCACCCGCCTCTGCCTCAAGTATCATATCCGCTAGATCAGTGGCGGTGACTTTAGTTACATACATCTCTCTGTAGACTACCAACTGCTCTGAGGGAGAAACAGCAAACCACACAACACCTGTCCAACTGCCGTAGCCGTAATCGCAAGCTCTGAACTTCGTCCAGCTATTAGGAATACTATAAGGCTCAACAACGTGTATTTTTCTATTGAACTCTGGAAAAGCTGCGCCCTCATTAACATCCCAATTACCCTCTAGTAGTTGTTTGCGTTGATGCTCTGGCATAGACAGAAGCATAGTTTCATAATCACCACTGTCAGCTAGGTACGGATTGTCAAACAAACTTGCAGGAATAAACCTACGTTTAAACAATGGTTGGCCTGCCTTAGTGTGTCCTTTAGGGTACTCAAGTCTATTCCCTGTCTCAATGTCCGTAGCCCAGAAAGAAGTGTTAGGCTTAGATGGGTCTATAAACATCTTCTTAACCCACTGATGTCCCACAGAACCGGGATTGGTTGTGGCTCTCATGTACAAGCCTAGTTCTGGTGCTGCACTACGTAAACGTGAGCGCATATAATTCCACGCAAACGGGGTAGACCATTGAGTTAACTCATCAAATGCTATATAGTTAAACGCTTGTCCTTGATAACGCATAACGTCTTGGTCTTTATCTAGGTAACTCATCCAGATGCGACCGCCTCTAGGTGTAACCCACTGTGACTTACGCTCTGACCACTTAATGCCGGGAATTGCTTTAGGATACAACTCTTGACTTTTCTGTATAAGCTCTCTAAGCTCCTCTGTAGTGTGACGTACAAGTAAGCCACTAAACTCTTTATGGTTAAGACTACGTAGAGGGTCAGCTAGTGTAGCGTAGCTCTTGCCACCCCCTGCTGCTCCACCATACAGTACTTCTCGTTCAGCAGAGGCTAAGTAGTCTGTCTGTGGCCCGTCATTAGGCTTAAAGACAATGTTTTGTGCTTGTTCTACATCAAAAGGTGCTGCAATAGGGGTAGCTGGCACTTTCTGCTTTGTTTCACGTGAAACTTTCTTAGCTGGCTTGGGTGTAGTAGCCGACCCTTTCTTTTTCAAGCGTTTCGTACTGCGAGATGGCTTTTTGGAGCCTTTTGGCAAGCTCACGTTTAATTCTAGCAACTGTTTTACGTTTTCGCTCAATGTCTACTCTTTTCTTTAAACCCATGTGAGATATACTTCTACCTGACTGTGTAGTTAGCCACGCAGAGACTTCTCTGTAACTATACTGCTTTAAATGCTTCTTGGCAAGTTCTAATAGTTCCAGTTCTCTAGCAATAGGGTTTAGCCATCCTTCGTTATCAGTGTCTATCTCGTACCCCCAAGGTACAGGCTTGACTAGCCTTGGTATGCGCTCCCAACTCTTCATCTTTTCAGGCTTAGGTAACATCCAAAAGCCTAAGTCGTTATTAGCAAAGAAGTTAGTCATTGCTGCTTTCTTTAGGTGGCAAGATAAACAAACCACCGCTTGCTTCTACAGCAACCTTCTCAGTCTTAACTACACCAGCACGATCAAGTATCTGCCCTGCTGCTACCATCTTCTCTTTAACGCCTAGCTGTGTAGGGTCCATCAGCGCACTACCGTAAGCTACAGCAGCTTTAGGGCCAAGCCTAGACATATACGTCTTGGTAGCCTCAAAGATTTCATCCTTTAATGCTTCTATAACAAGGCGAGTAGCAGTGGTGTCGGAGTAACCTGCCATCTTCTTAGCTTGCACTACGTCACCACCTGCCTCGTCAAACAAGACTTGCATAAACATCTGTTGCTTCTCGTTTAAGTTTTTACTCACTTTATTCTCCTGTGTGGCTTCGTAGCCTTAGCCGCTTTTTTAGGTTGCTTAGAGACTTGCTTGCCCTTTGCTGTATCCGCTCTCTTCTTAGCTGTAGAAGCCGCATACGCCCCAGCACCCATAGCTTTAATAGCATTAGCTGGAAGGTAACGTTCTCCTGTAGCCTTTGGACCTTGCGTAGAAGGTTTTCCACTCTTGGTTCTCCATTTTTGACCCGTCCAAGACTTAAGACTTTTTTGGCTTGGTTTTAACGCCATCAGCTTTTGCCTTTGCTTTCTTACTCAAGTCTTTATAGTGATACAAACGTACACTTGACTTGCTATGAGTTTTTCCAGAATGTAAAGTGCCATCAGACATCTTGTGATTGCTACCTTTATACTCAACACCATTAATCTTATAATGCTTTACGCCCTTCATGATGTGTATCCTCCACCTTTTGCTTTGTATTGCTTGGCGACCATTTGAGCTTTACGTGCCGACCACTGGCCGGGGTTTCCCCCTTTACCACTGGCCTTGACAGAGGCAACAAGAGACTTACGCATAGTAGGCTTAGTATAATTACCAGCCGCATTAACGCCCGACTTCTTCTTCTTTGTAGAACCTGTAGTTGATTTCACCACGTGTCATTCCTATGTCTTTGAGCATCTCATCTGTCAGATTGTTTAGCTGCCAGTACTCTGCTCGTCGCTGTTGATGTACTTGTAGTTTCTTAATAAAGTTTTTAAACATGGTATAACTCCTCTATGTATTACCACAGATAGTTATACCATGCTTTAACTTATAGGACTACATACAAGAATGCAAACCCGTTATGCACTACTTCTTCTTAGCAGCAGTTTTCTTCTTAGCCATTCCACCATACATGTAACCGCTAGATTTAGTCATTCCACCGCCCATCATCTTAGCTGCAGGCTTCTTTTTCTTAGCTGCCATACCGCCAGCCATCATCTTAGCTGTAGGCTTCTTCTTAACAGCACCACCTTTGTTCATCTTGCCAACACCGTCAGCAGCAAACGCAGGTACTTTCTTGCCAGCCTTCATAACCATAGGCATACCACCTGCAGCGTAACCTGTTTTCTTTTTCATCATCATTCCACCTTTGTTTCTTTTGTTTGCGGCGGTACTTGAGTTCCCGGCGGCGGCTGCGCCGGGGCTAACAACTTGTTGATTTTTGTCAAGTATTGAATCCGCATAAGTCTTTGCAATAGCATTTGAACGTGACATGCCGCCCTTAATCCTGTCTCGTACAAGTTGTTGTTGAGGAGCCGTAAGTTTATCTAAAATATTATCTTGAGATATACTTTGTTTACGAGCTTTATCACCAGCAGCATTAGTTATTTTTCTTACTCTTGCCATAGGATTGTTTTTGCTTGCAGGACCAGAACCCTGATGACGATCTGAAAACAAATCACCTTTTTGAGAGGGCTTTAACTTTGTTGTTGTAATTTTGCTTTCTTTTGGGGCTGCAGCAACAGGCTTCTTATTCAAGTCCTCTGCATAGACAGCCGCCATTACATTGTTATTTTTGTCTGTATAGTACAGACTACCTGCTTTTTTAGCAGCACTAATACTTTTGTATTTACCTGCGTTCTTTTTAGCCTCTTTTACTCCAAGACCTTTTAGTTTAAGTTCTTGATTCATGTATGCCGTGAGTGACATCTTAGCCATTTTGAGTTATCTCCTTGCTATGAAAGTACAACACGTACTACTGTGCTTGAGCCACTAGCCCGTCTGTAGTTTAAAATAGTTGAATTACCTAGTGCTTTAGGTACAGTATACGTATATACCCCTGCAGCTAGCTCAATATCATTGTCACTGTTATCAGCTTCAGCAGCGCCAAAGTTAATATCAATAGCAGCACTTGCTTCAATGTGTAAAAGTTTTGCATTAGTGCAATCTACATGAGTCGTGTTAGTATTGCTTAGAGTAACTGCAGTTTGTACAGTCCATCCTAAGTCTTCCCCTACTATTGGTGCAGAGTAGTTAGACATTATTTAGCTCCTTAATTTCTTTGCATTTCTATCTCTAGGAAAAGACCTATTGCGACTCTTAGGTTTAACTGCTAAGTTACCGCCCCTGTTATCCATAGGGTTTCCGTTCTTATGATCTACGTCTTTACCGTCACCCTTGCGTACTGCTCCTGAAGTCATTAAGGCTCCTCTTGCAGCATTGCGGGATGCTCTCTTCTTTTTCTGCTCTGGAGCAGCGTGGTAGTTATCATACTCTTTACGGTAGTTGCGTTTAGCCTTTCCAAGCGGAGAGGGCGTCACAGATGTTTTAATTACTTTAGTCATCGTTAGACGCCCTCCCTGTTTAAGATTTATACAATGCCATAAAGGTTAATCAAGGAATAATCAGTAGTTACGTTAACGATCATAACTGTACCAACCACTTGAATAACGTCACCAGCCGCTGGACCTACAGCACCTGCAGCACCCAAAGGTACAGCGTGGTTGCCTACTACAAGTGTACCTGAAGTAAGTACAGCTTGTGGACCTGATACAGCCATCCAACCAAAGTGGGAAGCAGCCATATCTACAACAGTGACACCCATAGTTGCGCCTGTAGTTGTAGCAGCTTGAACAATCAAAGCACTGAGAGGGTCAGCAATAAGAGTGATACGTGTGCTAGAAGAAGCTGTAATAGCTGTTGCTAAGTCATCATAAGTAGTGATAACAATAGACGGGTCACTTGAGTGATCGTGTGCTGGGTTAGAACGAATGCGAAGCATCTGACCTTCACCTGCACCATCATTAATATACAAGTAACCACCAGCATATTGATTAAGTGTAATGTCAGTGTCGCCAGCAGTCTCTACTGAGATTGCAGTTTCACCAGCAGCTACGTCAGCAGTAGGAGCTAGATCAAAGTGGTGAGCAATAGAGGCAGCGTGAGTTACGCACTTACCTGCTGTTACTGCAGTTGCAGCCATCTTACAGTAACGGTATGTAGTGTTACCGTACAGAAGCTTACTGCCAATAGGAAAGAGTTGAGAAGCACCTGAAGTAAACGGGTCTACCGTTCCATATGTACTTGCGCCTTTACCTACAATAAAGTCAGAAGCAGCATAACCTGCAGCCTCAGTATATTGGAAGTGTCCACCACCAGTAGTAAGTAGCCCACCAGTAATGTCAATGCCATTACCAAATGTAATATTGCTTTCGTACTCTTCAATGCCTTGTGTGAGTGTAGTAGTTGCCATGATATTAGTTCCTTATGTGTGTTTTACCATTTTGTTTTATCAGCCCAGTATGCTGCGCTGAGTTTTCCCTTTTTTATATTTTTACCGTGTCTTGCTTTAAAGGATGCACGTTTTTTCTTCATACGGTCAGATTCACCTTCTTTGGGCTTACCTGCCGTTTTAGCTCCCTGTTCACCGAACCGGATGAGCTTAATGGTTGTACCTTCTTTCGCAAGAACGGCATGACTTTTTTTCGGGTGATCAGGGGTACGCTTCGGCTTGTTATAACCTGCAAACTTCTCTCCCCTGTAATCAATAGACATTCCTAAGTAGCCTTATTTTTTTTATTAAACGTTTTCATTGCTTTAGCCTGCGTTGAGTCAAAGTTACCATAA